AAGCAGACCATTTTTAATTGTTTCGCTGAGATTTATAACCCCTCAATGAAAGACTTGGAAATTTTGAACTCAAAGACGACTAAACAAGCAGTAACTCTCACGATTAGAGATCCGCAAACTGACTACATTGTTTCAAACAAGCATTATGTAGAGGTTATGGATAGGAGATATTCAGGCATTCGTTGGAACATCGTTGACGTTCGAAATGATTTCACTGACAACCGATTCATCACGATTTTGTTAGCGGTGTATGACGATGAATAATGTTGATTTTAAAGGTGTAAATGAAACGCTACGTGAGATGGAAAAACGTTTAGGGTCCACTAAAACACGAAAAATTGCTCGTGAAGCGGTTGACGAAGGGGCTTCTGATGTTGAGGAACAAATGAAATGGGCAATGATGTCTTTTAAAGACACTGGCGCTACTATCGATGAAGTCGTCAAAAAGAAAGCAACGTACCGCAATGAAAACACCGAAGCTGAAATTGGCTGGAACGGTCCAAAACAGCGGTATCGAATTATCCATTTGAACGAGTGGGGATACACCAGAAATGGTCGTCAAATAAAGCCGCGTGGATTTGGAGTAATAACAAAATCACTGAAATCATCTGAAAAAATTTACTTTAATACAGTAGCTAGGGAGTTGAGGAATAAGTTATGAAAGATATGTTGATGACAATTTATGAGGCACTATGCTCAAACTCTTATATCCACGATATGACTTACAACTCTGATTCAGAAGAGTACAGGATTAAGTTTTACGAGCAACCTGAAACGGCTGACAAAACAGGTGCGTTTATCACAATTCGACCTGCAGATGTACCGAACGAAGCATTCCACGGGAGCGATAAAGAGCTTTCTATCGAACACCTGATACAAATTGATGTGGAGTCAAAATACAGAGCGACATGCAAACAAATGCAGTATGAAATTAAAAAAGAGATGAAGAAGCTTGGTTTTGGCCAAGTGAGCGGCCAAGGTTTAGACGAATATTTCTCGGAGACTAGACGTTATGTAGACGCTCGACGATATGACGGGAATACACGAATTTACGATACACAATATTAAAACAGAATAACAGGAATTAAGACACGAAAACTCGTGTCTTTTTTTGTTGTCAAAATTAGGAGGAAATAAATTATGACTTTAGTCGGATTTAAAAAAATGACAATCGGAATTTTTGATAAGGACGGTAAAATTCCAACAGCTAATCAATTTGTTATTGAAGGTAAACAAGATAAAGGGGCCACTGTATCCGCTGAAATTAGCGGCCTATCAAAAGAAGCTACAAAGGTATATGGATCAAATATTGCTTACTATATCTCGCAAAAAGGAACAGGGGACATTTCTGCAACGTTTGGATTGTTAGATTTGCCAGAAGATCTAAATGACAAGATTCTTGGTTACAAAACTGATGCAAACAAGATCAGCTTTCTTGGCGAAGACACGGAGCCGCCATATTGCGCATTGCTTATGGAGTCAGAAGATCTCGGTGGGGATACAGCTATGTTGACAATCTTTAAAGGTAAGTTTAGTCGTGAAGCTATCAATTTGAATACTACAACAAATGAAGCCTTTGAACCTGAAGCAGAGGAGTATGTATTTTCTGCAATTGCCAATGATGCTGATGGCGATGCAAAGGGGCAATCGGTTGCTAAATATGTTGGAGATGAAGAGGCGTCAATTACAGCAATGCGCACAATGGCTTTTCCAGCGGGGGAGTAACAAGCCCAGTCGTTGGGACAGTTACCCCGACGACGACAGGGGCAACAATCGCATTAAGTTAGGAGAATGAGTGTGGTAGATACATTTAGAATTTATAAAAAAGATGGAACAAAAGTAGTGGAGGGCACAAGCCCTCTTTCTATCACTGGTATTGCAGCAAATACACAAGTAGCAAAGGGAGACTATCAAGCAACTCGGTTGGTTAATGATGTTGAATCAATGAAAGTTGATATCCCAGCATTTAAGACATTGCCCGAACAAGAGCCGGAAACACCTAGCTTTGATCCTGAAGGAGATGTAAAGCCAACAAATGCGAATACCGTTGAAGAAATAAAAGCATGGTTGACAGCACATGGTATTGATTACACCGGAAAGACACTTAAATCAGATTTGCTTGCATTAGTACCAGCGTAGGTTTTTAGAGGACTGTAGTAGTCCTCTTTTTTATTTGAAAATATTAGGAGGAAATTATAGATGGCACAAGTTCGAATTGAATTAAAAAATAAAAAAGGCAAAAAAGAAGTCTTTGAGAAATTAGAAACAACCGGGAAAGACTATCGTTTAGCTTTGCAAACAATTAAAAAATTAAATGCAGAAAAAATCATGCTGTGGGATCAGTTAGATATTTATTTAGCTTTTGCAGTGGAAATTTTCAAAGCAGACAAATTGACTACAGATCAGATTTTGGAAGGATTACCTTCTGAAAAAACTCGGGAAACTTTGGATGATTTATTAGGGCAAGTAATGGGAATTGAAGATAATCCTGATCCAGATGCAAAAAAGTAACTCCGGAAGAGGCCGAAGAAATGTATCTGGAATTGTGCCGAGAATTAACTAAACAGGGATGGTCTCTCTCTGATATTGAAAATAATTCTTTTGACACGTTAATTGAAATTGCTTGTGTAAGACCGAAAAAAGAAAAATCAAAAGAAGTCGACCTAAAAGACTTCGTCAAATCTATTTAGGAAAGGAGGAAAATTATGGCAAACGGGAAACCGTTAGGTAATATGAAGGTTATCTTAGACCTAGACAGTTCTGCCTTTTCAAAAGGACTTGATGGAGCAAAAAAAAGTGTTGCGTACAATATGAAAGCCATGCAATCACAGATGAAAGTAATGAATTCATCGGGTGATAAATTGGGCGCTTTGCAAACAAAATACGACGGACTTAGC